TCGGATATTATGGTCCCCACGTGGATGTTGATTACCGCCCCCGCCCCGGCCTTGGGCTGCGGGGCGGCTGCCGCAGGAGCGGGCCGCAGCGTGGCGGTCATGGTGGGGAGGAACTTTAACGATGCGCTCGTCGCTAAGGCGGCGGCCCCCACCTCCATCTCCCGCTTCACCCCCTCCAGGGCTTTCCTGTAGAGTTGGGGGGCCCATACGTCCACGGCAGGAGAACCCTCCAGCCGCAGAAGGCGGTTCATGGTCATGGCGAAACGTTGTGCTTCCGTCCTTGCGTTTGTCCCCGCTGGACCAGAGAATGAAGCCGCTATTCTGTTTAATGCTGCGTCATAGGTGTAACGCACCCCGGAAATCTCTCCTTCGGTTAGGCCGAGGCCCTGGGCGATTTGCTGGGAAAGTTTGTCAGCTGCGTCACGGGTAAGTCTCCCCGCTGCCACCATGGCGTTTATCAATTCCTGGATACTCACCCATGCCCGACGACGGATATCCGGGTCGGCGGAAGAATATGCCTGCGCCGTCAGTTGTGCTATCTCTGCAGCCTTCGCCGGGGGCAGCCCGCCTGCTATAGCCATCCCCTGGAGATATGCGTTGAGGGCCTCGACCGCCGCCTGCTGCACCTGGGGGTTCCCGGACCGCAGAGCCGACGTGATGTTGCTGGGCAGCTCCCCGAAGGTTTTGGCGGCCTCCTCTGCCTCTTGCTTAAGACACCCGGTTTTGGCCTTCAGCTCTAACAGGGCCTCCCCGGCGGCCTGGGCCTGGCGGCGGAAGTTCTCGGCCATCTCCACGTCCTGCACCTGGTCGGCGGCGTTGTACAATTCCGCCATGCGCGCGGCGAGATAATCTATTGCAGCTTTGGCGTCGGTAAGAGAGGCAATCGCCAGCTTCTCCGCCCACTCCTGGTTGGAGAAAGCCTTGTATTGCTCCACCAGGCCCTCGTATTCCTGCCGGACGCCCACCACCTCGTTGCGGTGGGCTTCGGCGACTTCTGCCAGCTTCTTCCTGCGGTCGATTACGATGTTCGCCAGCTCCTCCTGCGCCGCAGCCTCACGGTGGAGGGCCTCTATCTCCATCTCCGACCATTGATTGATTTGGTTGGCAATCCAATTCCCTATCCCAGACCCCATCCAGTAACCCATGATTCCGGAGACGAGAGCGCCTCCCACAGCCATACCCACGGAACTGGCAGAAAGGGTCAAGGGGGCGGTAAGACTGGAGATGGCGGTGGACAGGGTACCGGGAAGGCCAGAAGCCCCGGCTGCGGCAGCCCCGCCCAGCCCCATGAGGCTGGAACCCAGATTGGAGATAGCGGAGAAGAGAGAGGAGATAGCGGAGAAGAGAGAGGAGATGCCGGATACGACCTTTGTGGCAATCAAGGCATAGACGATGCCTTGAATGAGCCCTAACTTATCGGCAATCTCGATAAGGGGAGTGATGACCTTGAGGGCGGCATCGATAAGGGGGATGGCTATCTGCAGCAGACGGTCGAGAAGGTCCACGAACTCCCCGCCCACAGCATCCACGATACGGGCGATGCTGTCAACAATGCCGGATTTCACCAAGGAATCCGCCGCCCGGCCTATCACATCCACAAGCCGGGTCACCAGGTCGAGGAAGACCGGGGACAGCTTCTCCACCAGCTGCCCGAACACATCTACCAGGGGTTTAGCGGCCTGGAAGAGTTCCAGGATGACGGGGGCCATGTCGGCGAAGGACTGCGCAATCGACTGGATGACGCCCCGGAAATCCTCGCCCTCCAGGAAGGAGATGGCCTCCTCCAGGACCGGCTTGAAGGCGGGAAGCAAGGACTGCCCGGCGTCCGCCATGGCCTTGGTGAAGGCGTCTTTCATGTTGGAAAGCATGCCTTCCCAGGTCTGGGACATCTTCTCCATAGCCCCGCCATAACGGTCGTTCCAGATGGCGGTGAGGGTGGAGGCAATCATCTCGCGGTTGTTCTTGTCCACAACCACGCGCTGTTGCTTCCCAGACTTGTCAACATAATCGAGGGCCACCTTGGCCCCGTCCACGGAGGCCTTGATACCGAACTCCTTCAGCCGCTCGAACTCACCCGTGGTAGCATCCGCCAGGGCCTCTACCGCCATATTGACATCCTTGCCCAGGGCGGCTGCGGTGTCGCCGAGGACCCGCATATATTTCTCGGCGGAGAACCCATAGGCTTCCAGCTTGGTCGCCGCCTCCATGAGACCGGGAAGCTCAAACGGGGTCTTGGCGGCGAATTCCCGGAGCCAGTTCAGCTTTTGGGCGGCAGTCTCGGCGGAGCCGGTTACCGTCTCGAGGATGGCGGCGTATCTTTCGACCTCGCCCGCCCCGGAAAGCATGCGCTTTCCGGCCATGACCGAAGCAGTCCCGATGGCGGCAAAGGAGGCAGCCGTGGTGGCGGCAGCCACTTTGAAGGCGTGTCCCAGCCGGTCCCCTACCCTGTGGGCATGCTGCGAGACCTCCTCCAGGGCCTTTTTGGCTTCCTTGGCGTCGCCGGTTATCTTTACCCGTACTTCCTTATCCTTTGCCATAAATTTCCAACTCCTCCTCCAAAAGGGCGAGGTCATCGATGAGCATGTGCAAGATGGTGTCGAAGGGTTGGTGGGAGAGCAGGGAGAGGCGGATTAGGTGCCGTCTCCAGGAGAGCTCAAAATCTTCTCCGCCTCTCCCCGCATCAGCTTCGCGCCCTCCGGGCTCTGTAAAAAATCGAGGACTTGTTTGGCGAACGCCTTGGGCAGGTTGGCGAGGTTTTCTCCCTTCGCCCGCCCGGCCTTTGCTATGAGGATATTCCATGCGTCATCCAGGGTCAGCTGCTCTGCATCCAACCCGGGCGCCCAGGCATCCACTATATCCTTAACAACCTTGAGAAGCTCATCCCCGTCGGAAGCGAGCAGGCGGGTTGCGTGCTGCATGACACGGGAGAATTCCCCAGCCCGGCAGCCCACGATATCCACCGAACGGTTTATCCCTTCCAGAAATACGGAGCGCATGGCGTCCTCCTCATGTTAAGAGACGGCGACTATATCCTGCCTACCGAATGCGGGCTCCGACAGGTTATTGTTCTTCTCGTCTTTGGTCGCCTTGAGCATGTTGGCCTTTATGTTGACCTCCACGCTCTCCCCATGGGCCATGCCCGCGGGCTGTATGGTGCCCACACAGCGGAAGATGTACACGTCCCTGTAGTAGGCCGCCCCGCTGTCGGGGTCCTTTGCTCGCTGGCGGAGCCGGAGCATGAACTCCACGGGCTGCAACTCGGTGTCGGTGCCAAAGAGGATTTTGGATATTTCGGGAGGCCCTGAATCGGTGACCACCTGGTTTCCGGTAATGGTCTCATAGACTTCCAGGTCGATAAGGCCCCCGGTAATCTCGATGGTCCCCTTCTGGCTGTGGTTCCAGTAGGCGAGAATGTCGTCGTCCCCCTTGACCTCCACGGTCTCCATCTCGTAGGAGATGTTGGCCTTAGTCACGCCCCGAATCTGGCTGAAGGTTGGGGTGGTGCCGGGGGTCACGAAGTCCGCCCGCTCGAACCCGAATGCGGTCGCTATGGTCGGCATAGCACTACCTCCTTTCTACTGTTATTCTTTTCGCCTGCGATACTCAATGAAGACCCCGGAGATACGCGCCATTCCGGGGGATATGTAAACGGACAGAGACTGTGTATAGTCCACAGCCCCGCCCAAGTCGTCATTGGCTTCGAGGAGGTCGGCTATCCGGGAGGCTATCTCGGTCGTGTCGCCTATGTTATTAGGCTGCTCCGGGGTTTCCAACAGCTCGCGTGTTATGACCCAGACATCCACGCGGTAGGTCACCTCGACAGCATCCTCCGCCGTAATCCCCCTTTCCTCCGCTGGATCTCCAGGAGTAATCATCACCGCCGGGAGATGCTGGACAAAGGGCCCCGCGGGGCGGCCTGGTTGGTAGAGGCGGCGTACATTAGGTAGGTCCTCACGAATTAGCAGTTCATACATCGCGTCGAGCACAGCGGCAATCATAGCTTTTCAACCACCTTTCCCAGCACTTCGTTCACTTTCTTCTCCACCGCCGCCTCTACCCCAGGCTGGATAAAATATCCATCAGGCTTGTACGGTTTTCCAGGAATATCCACCCATCGCCGGGCCCGTTTTATCCAAGCCTGGTGCGCCCGGTATCCACGCTCCTGCAAGCGGGCCACGAACCAATCGGAAGTCACTGCAGGTTCAGCCCCGGTCTCGGCCCGAATAGACTTCTTCGTCCTTCCCGTCGGCCCGACAGGCGCACGCTGTCTTACTTCCTTTGCTGCTTCGCGGGCGAGCCATTTGAGGACTTCCGGAACCGACTTGTCAAGCCGCCCCGCCATCAATTCGAGTTCCCGCAGGGACAGCGAATCCACCTGTATCTCGACAATGGCCGCCATTAAGTCCTCACCACCTGCCGCCGGAAGGAGCGCATGAGCTGGTCTATCTCGTGGTGGCCTGTTGGGTTTTCCTCGTTGACCGGCTGGTAGGAATAGGAAATTCCTTCCATGGACATCGCACGGATAGAGGGCCCCCAAGGCTCGTCGCGGGGAACCAGCACCCAGCGGCAGAGCAGGAGGGCAAGCCGCTTGAGGCGAGCCTGGGCACGGCTATCCAGTTCTTTCCAGCACTTGGCGGTCACCCGCACGCGGTCTTTGTCCAGAACGGTGTCTTCCAGTTTTAACCATTCGCCGTGCGGGGGGATAAATACCCTCCCGTCATACTGCACCCAGTCTTCCCCATCCCAGATTTCTATGGAAACCACACCATCCGGATGGAAGGGGCCGTCCTGGGCGGGTGCGAGAATGGTGTCGCCCCGCTCTTCGGTATATATATAGATAGACGCGGCAGCGGGCTCCTCAAAGGTGCAATTGCAATAGTGGTCAATGATGCCCTTCACCAACTCCAAGGCACCCTCGGCCTCGTTGTCGGGAAGTTCTGCCGCGGAGAGCCCGCAGAACACGCGTACCTCATCAGGGGTCGCATAGGCCATCCTTCACTCGCCTCCTCTTCGGCCTGGTGGCGGCCTCGACTGGCTTGCTCCTGGCATTTTCTACCGCCGGAACGGCAAGGCCGGACCGCACCAGCTCGGCGGCCTTGGGATGGTCTATCACCTGCCCCGCCTGGAAGACACCGTAGGCGGTGGCTACAGACGTCATCAGCTTCACGCGCATGAATGCCTCCTGCGAGGAAACACCAAGGGCCCCGCAAGGGGGCCCTTGGCATTACCGTTACCGGCGATTAGGAGTCGCTCGCCATCTGCAATACCTGCACGGCCTCGGTGATGAGCAGGTTCCCGTCAACGCGCTCGTTCACCCGGAACCCGATTTGCCCGCTCCCCGCGTACAGCTCCACCAGCTTCTGGATGGTGATGCCGAGACGGTCCTGCACGCGGTAATTGGAGAAATCGCCGAAAGCGATTACCTTGGCGTCGGCCTCCAGGGTATCGGGCATGTAGGGGGAGGTGTACACCGGATAGCCGAGCAGCCTGGGCGGGTTAGTGATTTGCTGCTCCAGCGTCCACAGGTACTGCCCCACGTCGTTCTTGAGCAGGGAGACCGCCAAGGCTATGTCGGTGTGCATGAGCCAGATGGCGCGGGACTTGTAGGCTTGCTTCAGCTTCCAGGGCAGGCTCTTGACCTCGTCGAAGGTTATGGCATTGGTGGCCGCCGCGGTCACTCCGACCTCCGCGCGCCCCAGGAACCCGGTGGGCTGGCCAGTGCCGGTGCCATTGATGAAGTAGTTCTCCTCGGCGACCCCCAGGCCCTGCCCGGACTTCTTGGCGATGTAAGCCTCCAGGTCCGTCGCGGCGTCCGCCAGCAGCTCCTCGCTGACCTTGATTATCCCACCTATCTTGTAAGCATCGAGCTGCACCACGCCGAAGGTCAGGTTAGCCTCGGTATAGGCCCCCTTTTCGGCGATGATACCGAACTGGGGGATGCTCGCCTCGACAGGTATCTTCTCCTTGGTCGAGGAGACCACCACCTCGGCAAACTGGCGGATGACGTTGAGTTCCGCAGCCATCTCCCGGATTTTGCTCTCCAGGCTCACGGGCACCAGGTAACCCCCGGCGGGGTCGGAACCCTTGTACAGGTCACGAGACTCGACCACGTTCCTCCCGGCGCGAAGGAAGGCGTAAAAGGCGTCGCGGTACTCCCTGGTTTCGCTCACCCGCACCTCCGGGGCTTCGGGCTCGTTCAGGACCCGCGCCTCCTCGTCCAGCACCGCGCGAGTAGCGGCCTCCACGCGCTCGATAGCCTCAATCTGCTCGCGGAGAGAGCGGGCCTCTTCCTCCATGCGGTCAAAGGTCTCCTTCGCCTCGCCGGAGAATTCACGCCCCTCCTTCTCCAGCCGCTCCAGGTACCCGCGCATCTCGTTAACCAGGTTGGCGTATTTGCGTCGCAGGTCTCTTGCGTCCATTTTCATCCTCCTTTCGTTTAATCGTTCAGTAGTTAATCAACAACTCCAGCCTCTTCCTCGCCAGCTCAAGACGCCCCTGCGCCTCGGCTATCGGCCCTTCCGCCCCCTGGCGGGGGGCCGGGAGGAGTTGCCGGAGAGAAGCGATGGTTTTGGTGATGACGTCTATGTCTTCGCCAGTCGGGTCGCCGGAACGGACCCGGCGCACGGCAATTCCCAATCGGTCGGTGTCGATGCCCACTTTCCGCAAGAGAGAACGCAACCCCACCACAGTTTGAGGATATGCGGGCATGGTCACCGGCCCAAGCTCAAAAAGTTGTAGTTCGTGTATCTCCCGCCTGGCCGGAGAGGAACCCCGCGCCGGAATCCACTCGTCCCGGAGAACGGTGAAGCGGAAAGAACTTCCGCGGACATCTCCCCGCTCCACCAGCTTCACCAGGTCGTGAGCGTAGGAGACATCCGGCAGGTCACATTCGTAATTGAGGCCTTTTTTGCCCTCGGAGAGCCGAAGTGTTCCGTTGGATAGTCTTCCCAGGACGAGATGGTCCTCGTGGTCGCGGCAGCAGACCACATCGAAGCCCTCATACCGCACTGCGCCGGGAAGGACCCTCTCCACGAAGCCCCCCAGATCTTCGCTCCAGGAGTTGTACGGAATGCCGGGGCTCCCGATGAGGGTACCGGGCCCCCCGTCCTCTCTCCGCAGAACTCGAAGCTCAGAACTCGGCAAGCTTCGTACCTCATAATCCCCGAAGAAGAGCTCTACCTCCATATCCTCGATGCCCAGGAATTTCTGCTCCTCCTCACGGTCGGCTATTCGACGCTTCAGCTCAGCGACCGCCATTCTTTTGATTATCGCCAGGTCTTTACAGGATAATTGGATGTCCTCCTGGGTGAGACCGTCCTCGGCGGGGTCAGCCCAGTCATCAAGCCCGTAATCAGCGGGTTTATCCGGGAAGGTACATTTCAGGGGGCTTTTTGGCCCGCTTCTCGGTGGAATATTCTCTGCTTTGGGCAGATTACAGGGTTCTTTGAGAGAACCCGCTATCATCTCGCACCGGCGGATGGTTCCTTGGATAGGACCGCACGATTCCGGATCTACCCGACCCCCATTCACCTGACTAAAATGGCATCGCCAGGCGGCAGCATAGTTACCTTTGAACCCCACGCTGGAATGGGTGCCGTATTTGTTGCGAGGACTAGAAACGAACCTCGCCTCCATGTCCCGCAGTTCCTCTTCGGAGTAGATAAAATTTCTATCCATCTCTCTTCCCGCCTCCTTCCAAAGGTTCACGCAAACGGCGAACCGCTGCGCCTCGTCCTCAAACTCGGAGACCATGACTTCGTCTCCCATGCACCTATTGAGGAAATCCTTCTGACTCTCGCCTGGATTGGGTTTGGGCAGAGGCACCTCCGTCACCCCCTGGAGATGATGCACTCGCAACCTTTGTGAAGCGGGGGGTGGAACACATGGGTATCCACCTCGTGGGAAACCCCCTCAGCCTCCAGCTTGCTCCCGGCGTTGAGGAAGGTGGTATCGCGGCCCACCGTCTTTCCGTCCATCGCCTTACAAAGTGGGCAGGGGTCATGTCCGGCGGCTACCCACCGCAGCACCGTTATCCCCAAGGCCAGGAAGGCGAGGCGGGCTATGTAGTTACCGAAACGGTGCGACTGTTCCATCGCCTCGTCCCCGGGGTAAGTCTCCTCATACTCGCGGAGACAGGCTTCCACCGCCTCGCTCACATCTCCTCCGGATGCGGCCGCTTCGGCGACCACCGCCTGGACCGCTTTCCTGGTGAGGGCGGCGTGGCGGCGGGCATGTGAATCGATGTAGTCCACAAGCTGGGGCTCCAGCTGGGAAAGGATATCCTGCTCGGAACCGACCTCCTCCTGTATGGCGGGAACCATGGCCTCGAAATATCCACGCAGGGCCGGGGCCATGTTCAATGCCCAGGCTTCCGGGACCTCACCCCGGCAGTAGGTCTCCAACCAAGTGGAAAAACTCTCCAAACTGCGCCCCTCCAGGTGCTTCTTCACCGCCCGCCGGATATCGTTCACCTCACGCCTGGCGATGCGGGCCAGGGCGTCCTGGAGCACAGGCCGATATGCGCGCATGAGCCGCTGGCGGTAGGCCGCCTTCCCTGACCTGCTCTCCAGGACGCGACTCGCCTGGGCGGGGGGCTGCTCCGTCCCCCCCGCTTGACCAGCCGGGGTCATGTTCACGGGCATCCAGACGGTATCCCCGCCGGGGAGGGGGTTCCGGTTCTCCAGTTCCCGCACCTCGTTGGGGGTCATGAAACCGGAGAGGATGGCCCGCGAGTAGGCGTTGTACCGGCTCTCGGTATCCCCCCGGATGAGGGCATCCAGACTGAACTGCGGATAGTATTGCTTCTTGTCCTCTTCCGTTAAGAGCTTGGACCAGATAGCCTGCTCCCACCGAACACACCAGGATTCCAGGGCGTCGGTGACGTATTCGATGGATTGCATCTCAATGTTGCTGTAGGTGGCGTGCTCCAGATGCCCGATTTTGTGGAGAGGTACCCGGAACATCCGGGCAATCTCTTCTACTTCGAACTTCCGGGACTCCACGAACTGGGCGTCCTCAAGGGGCATGGGGATGGTCTTGAAATCCCACCCGGCTTCCAAAATCGCCAACTCAAACTTGCGCTCCACACCCTGATACTTTTTGCGGAACTCCTCGCGAACCGCCTCCTTCTCCTCTTCGGTCAGGCGGCGGGGCACGAAGACCACTACCCCCGGCATGGCGTCATTGGCAAAATACCGCCCCCCGAACTCCCGCGTCGCTAAAGCCAAGCCGATGCTCTCCCGTGCGTACTGAATGACACTCGCACCGCAAATACCGTCAAAGGACAGGCCGGGGATGTGGAGAACATCCTTCCCGTCAATGTGGACCATGCCTCCGCCGTCCGGCATATAGCCGTAACTCACTTGCAGCCTGCCCAAGCTATCGCGGGCCCCGTAGACGATGACCTTGGTCGGGTCGAGAAGCCACAACCCGCGTACGTACCCGTCCGGCCCCCAGTCAATGTAGGCGTAGGCGTTCCCGTAAAGCAGGACGCTGGCTTGGGCGGCCTCCCGAAAGGAGAACGAGGTAGTCACGGGGTTGGGTTGGTGGTGCAGAATGTCATATAGTCGGTGGTCGGTCGCCTTCTCCCTACCCCCATCGGGCAACCGGCGGTAGAGATGCAGGGGCAGTTTGGCCAGGTCCTCCGAAAGTACCCGAACACAGGCGTACACCGCGGCCACCGCCAGGGAGGTAGAGGCGGAAACGTACACTCCCGTGGCGGTCGGCCTCCCGCCTAACGCCTCAACCAACCAAGGCTCCGGATACGCCAGGGTCGAGGTTCGGGTTCGGGCTTCCGGTGCTCTGAAAAGGCGCGTCAATATGCCCATTTAACCCCCTTCAACTTTTTCCGTTCTTGCCTCCGCCCGCGCCCCGGCGATACCCCACGCCACCAGCGCAGAGCCCGTGAGGATTAATGCCGCGGGCCAGTACACGAACCAAAAGCCAGCGGCGCAGATGAGCACACCGATAACGACAAGCCAATCCCAGACGTCCATCAGAAGACCGTAATCCCTATCCCTTCGCTGGTATCGATTTCCCGGTACCGCATAGCAAGGGCGAGTGCGGTGACCAAGGCTACTATCCCGTCGATTTTCTCCCGGCTTTTCTCCTTGTCCGGCTTCAGGTTCCCAGCGGGGTCGGACTTAACCACCAGATTGTCTGCCATCCACCGCAGGACGGGGTGGCCCCCATGTTTGAGTTTCCGCTCCAGGACTAACCGGGCCAACTCCTTGGTAGGCTCGGTCATGGTCTTGAACCCGGGCCGCACCTCAATGGCCTCAAAACCTTCCGCCTGAAGGTGCTGCATAAACTCGAAAGCGTTCCAGGGGTCATACCCGATACGGTAGAACCGGTACCGCCTGGAGAGGGACAAGATGTCCTGCCGGATAGCCGCATAGTCAATGACCTCGCCGGGGGTGGTCCGGATAAATCCCTGCCGAACCCAGGCGTCATAGGGCACGCGGTCCCGGCGGGACCGCTCCACCGGGGCCGCCTCCGGCACCCAGAAGTAGGGCAGGACATACCAGTTCTCGTCCCCCTTCTGGGGCGGGAAGAGGAGCACGAAGGCCGCCAGGTCTATCCGGTTCGCCAGGTCCAGGCCGCCGTAGCACACCAGGCCCTCCAGCTTCTCCGGCCTCACCAGGCCCGCACTGGCATCCCAGGCCCTGAGGTCGAGGAACCGGGTCTCCTGTTGCACCCATTCGTTGAGATAGTAACGCCTGAATTTGTTCTGCTCTGCGGGGTTTGCCAGGGCCTTCTCGCACTCCTGCTGGAGAAACTCCGGCTTGATGCTAATCCCATAGTTCGGGTTGGCCTTCCGCCATGACGCCGGGTCGGTCCAATCATCGCCCTCGTCAATGGTGGCGATGAAAGCGAACCTGGAATCATCTTCCAATACGCCGGACAATACCCGCTCGCTGTAGTCGTGCTCCTGGCGGCAGACGGTCGGCGTCCCGCCCAGGCCCGCCGTGGTGATGACGAAAGTGAGTGGCTGGCGGCGGGCCCCGGTGGCGGAGG